CCCTTGTTCACGGCTTCCTCCCTTGTGTTTGGTTTGTTGTACTTTTCAAAAAGCACTCTGTCTGTCACTCCCAGTTCGTTCAGTTTCATTCCGCTCTCTAGTAGCTTCGTGAACGCTGGCATTATACCCCAATAGATTGAGACCTCAACATTTTCCTCGATGCTCAGAACGTTCAAACGTCCGTCCTTGATAATTTGCACACCTCCACGGAAATAACTGCACTTATGGAAAATATAGGGGTATCTGCTGCCGCTCTTCGGTCTGTCCGCTTGCTGCAATACTGAAAGATTATGCACCGTCCGTGGTAACTGGATGGTGTACGTGTAGTTTGAGGTAATTTTCGTGACGTCACGAAAAAGGTTGCTCTTGATGTCGAGCACCACATCGGTGTTCTCCGGCAAGTCCATCAAAACACCGTCAATGTAAAGTTGCTGGTCTATCATAGTCTCTGAACGTTAATGTTGTTAATAATCATTTCGCACACGAAATCCTGCAAGCAAGCTGTGCTCTTCGTGTAGCTTCCTGCCTTGATTGTTACGCTCATCCACATGTCTTCCTCTTGCTTCCAGTCTCCCCCTAGGTACATGTCAACGACTGGGCTGCTGGCTAGGTCTTGTAGCATATCGAACGTATCACTGTCAACCAACGGAGCACAAAGTTTGATTGAATCCGTACGCTCGTATCCCTGCCTTCTTCCATTATCGCCATAGTAGCCGTATAGATAATCGGCTAAATTGTTGCGTATGAAACTCAGGTCGCTGGCTATCTCCCTCGTTTCCTCCCCAGCCGCAAAGAGCCAATAGCGGATGAATCCGTGCCGGTCAATCCAACGCAGATAGATACCACTCTCAGAATCGTCTCTGTCGATGCGTAACAATAGTGACTGCTTACCTCCGGTGGTTAATCTGAAAGTAATGTCGAAAGTATTGTCAAACGTTCCCTGCTGAATCTCTCCATCATAATCGTATATGTTCCAGTATTTTGCACCACTCGGCAATGTGTCTGCGTTGAAGTCCATCATACCGTAAGTCGGAATCTCCAGTAGCTTATTGGGTGCTCCCTCGTAACCGATTAGTAGTTTGGTGTTCAACTTGCTTAAGTATATGCCAAAGGAGAACGGATAATGAGTAAACCATGTAAGCCGTTTGTAGCCGTTCCACGTCTCCCCATACTTTGGTGCGCCCCAAACCATGTTCGTAGTGAAATCGATGTTCGCAAGCTGTACGTTTCCGGCATCGTATGCGTTGACCTCGATACCCACGAGAATGTTTAGAACGCTGGGGTCATAGCTTATTGTCCAATCATAGACTGCATTGATACGTCCGTCAAAAAGAGCTTGCACGTATGTCTTGAAGTCTGTTATGCACTCACCGTTGAACGCCTCCACATTGTAGGCTCGTTCCTTGTTGCCACATCTGATTATTACCTCAATCCACGAAAGGTTACTTCCACTTGCTTTGATAATGCAAGGCAAAAATGCAAAGTATACTTCATCGGGGTAAAAAAAAGAATATCCGTTGTTCACTGTCTGTCTCATACCGTCTCATTGTTTAGTTTGATACTTCCCACCGACTGGTGGATTAAGAAAATAAGTCGCTGCCCGAGCCGCTTCATCGTGTCGGGCACAACGTTGCTGTATACGTCAGCCCTGCCGCCCGTCCGGTGCAGTTTAGAACCCTTGTTGGCGATGGTGTTGTGGGCGATGGCTCCTGCCATGCTCATGTCGCCACGCTCTTGTGGTGTATACTTGTGCTGCCGCTTGGTTTTGTAGGGGATAGGTCTGCCGTGCAGTCCCTTGTCTTTCATCCACTGCCGGATGATGCTACGGAAGCCGTATGGTATCTTTCCTGCCCTTCGTCCGGTCTCGAGTACTCCGAATGGCTTGTGTCCCCAAAGGATGGTTTCTTCCTCGCTGGGCTGCTCCACCTTTAGGCTGGCGATGGTGCGCCCTGATGCGTTCTGTCCGTTGATACGAATGTGGTTGATGATAAGCTGCCGTGCTCTTTCAACCTCCTCACGCATGATGAGCGATGCCGCCTTTGGGTCGAATTGAATGCCTCCCTTGCTCATACCTCACACCCTCCTATGCTCTGTGTCAGCTGAAGGGAGTACATTACGCCCGACACGATCGTGCTCAGACGCTCGATGATGGTCTCGTAGTACTGCTGTCCTTCCAATGGTTCGAACTGGTGCGACTGGTTGATGGCTCGTATCATCCTTGCCCCTGCCACCTTCATTCGGTCGATGCACTCTCCGTTGTCTTCTCCTTCCGCTGCTCTCGGTACGGTGTCGAGATAAGCCAGGGCAATGTTTACGGTGTCGTATACTCTGCCGTTGCGTATCTCTGTCGTGCCGCTGGCTGGGATGATGCAGACGATTGCCGGATAGCTCAGTTTCTCCAGCTTGGTGTCTGCTGTGTCCCAGTCTTCGAATAGGTAGGTGTAGTCTGGCAGCGTGTCTGCTGCCAACTGCTTTAATGTTTCCCTTATTGTTGCCATAATTATCTAGATTTACGTTTCATTTCCTCTGCCTGCAACTTCTGCAGGTTCCGCTCGTACACGCTTCTCTTGTTGTCCATTTCCATGCACTTGTAGATGCGAAGCCATGGTGTTTTTAATACTTGGTCGTGGTCGCTAATGCCCATCCTTACTGCGTACCAGTCGAGCATGCCGAACAGTCCGAACCGCAGGGTATCGATGCCTGCCTCCTTCTCCAGTCGTGTTGGCTTCGCTGTGTCTGTGCTCTCGAAGAGCTTGTTGATGCGCTCGACCTCTGCTGTTACCCAACCGATGAGCATAACGACATCAACCGCCCTAGCCTGCTCCACTTCCTTGTGGCTCAGACCGAGGACGGTTGTCACTATCTGATACAGACTTTCCTCGCTGTCTGATAGCTGGGAAAGGTCTATCAGCTGTCCGATGGATAGCTGGTTGAGATTGTCGGGCACTTGTTTCCCTCCGACAAACGCTGGTCGTGACTGCTTGCCGATTTTATAGCTGGTGTGCCTAGCAACTGCCAGCCAGTACTTGAATGTAGTGTTATTATCCATACGCTTTATATTTTTTGTCGTTATCTTTGTCTCAATACGTGCGCCCTAGCCGTTCCATGGCTCGCTACGGATAACTTCTTTAAGGCTACGTATCGTATTGCGTCTATGCCGTGGTTAAATGCGTCTATAGGCTGGTTCGTTGTCTCTCCATCCCTTGACTTCTTCCACTTGTATTGCTGCATGTTTCCGATGATGCCGTGGCTGCGTCTTGTTATATTGATGCGAAAACGCTTCAAGATGTCGATGCCGTTGTTGATACTGTCCGCTCCCTTGGTGCTGCCGATTATCCACAGCCCTCGGTTGTGTATCTCCTGAATGCTCTTAGGCTCTGCCGAATCCGCAATGATAAGGTCACGTTTCGTCCGTCCTTGTTCCTTGCATCGGTCTGCGATGTCATCGTTCGTCATTCCAGGCTGGTAGATTTCTTCGTCCACCCATAACTCTCCGTGCGCCAATATAACGTGCTCCAGCGCAGTTGGATCGTTGGTGAATCCGAAGTCCATACCCCTGCATTCCATCTTCCACTCCTCCCTTGGTGGCAGCTTGTCAACGATGCCCCAGTTAGTGAAGATAAGCCCGGTTATCTTTCCGGTCAGTCCACGCGCATATACTCGCCACAATTCGGGGTCGTCAATCTCTTCAATCTTTTTATGCTCCTGCTCCGTAAGGAATCGGTTGTTTCGGTGGTCGCTCAGGATTAATCTGCAATCATCCCTGCCGATGATGTTGTTGTGTACCCAAAACCTTGCACTTGGGTTGTAGTCGATGAATACCTGCTTACGTGTTCGGATGGCTAGCTGCCAAAACACTTCGTAGGGCACACCGTTCGCCTCGTTCACGAACAGATAGTCTCGCTTTCCGTTCTTCGCATCCTGCGCATCTTGATAACTCTTGAACTCGATGATTGAGCCGTTCTTCCCTCGGTAGCTGCTGTCGCTCTTGTTGTTCTTGAACCAGTCCAGCAACTCTGCCCTTGAGTGCAGGATGGTGTCTAGGTCTCGCATGGCTCCAACCTTTAGGTTCGGGAGGTCTTGACCGCACACCGTGATAATCACCCTTGGGTGCTCAAAAGAAAGCACTATAAGACGCTGCATGATGGTGTATGTCTTCCCCGAGGACGTGCCTCCTTGGTTCACGAGAAACCTTGGCTTCACGTCCGCATTCGGTTCATAAAGTTCACCAATAACGTCAAATAGTGCCATTCTTTCAAACAATAAAACTTAAAACAAAATTATGGTAAAAAATTATTCTTCATCCAATCCCTCACGCTCGATTACTTCCTGCTCGCTGGATGCGCACTGGTGTCCCGAGTTGATGTAGCGTACCTCGATGCCGCCTTCGAAGCCTGCGTTCAGGTCAAGCACGACCTTATCCAGTCCGAGCAGCTTGCAGATTTGCATCTCTGCCTTGATGATGATGTCGAGGTAGCGTGGTTCTCCGAATCCTCGCTTCTCGGCATCGTACATCATCGTCTTGACGGTCTGGATAGAGAGAATCTTACGGGTTTCCTCATCTACGACTGGAAGTCCCTGCTGGTTCGATTTCTTTTCGTGGTAGTCTTCCTTGGATTTCTCCCAGGCTTCCCACGCTTCACGTATTACCAGCTTCAACCTTGCCACCTCGCTGGTTATTTTTTCGTCCGTGTCGGTAAGCCGCTCTTCCCTCCACTCCTTCAATAACCGCTGAATGTCGCAGTGTGCTTGATTGTATTTCGGTCTGTCGAGCCGCTTGCGAACCTCTGCCGTGATTTCTCGCTCCGTCCATCCTCTGCGGTATAGGGGTGCGATAATCTGCAGGCGGTTCTCGATGTCGATTTTCTGTGCTCGATGCTTATTGTTGTTACCTTGTGGCATATTTTGATTCCTTGAAATTTATTTGATTTTTTATAAAAATTCTACTTGAAAAACTTGCATATTTCAAATAAATTTCGTATCTTTGCAAACGTAATAAGGGAAGTGTCCTTACTTACTGAAACCCTCCGAGGATGAGGGAAAAGTAAAATGAAATCCCAAAGTCTTATGAACGTACTGAAAATTTCATTAAAGATTTGGAAAATAGAAATCTTATCATTTACGATTAGATTATTCTAAGTTCCAAGGGGTGGTGCTCGAACCACCACCCCACTTTGGGATTTCGTTTGCAAATTTACGAATTAATTTTCATATCACCAAATTTTTAACATTATGAGTACTACGAATGAAACTACCTCCAAATCTTGGGGAGGTGCTCGCAAGGGTGCAGGGCGAACGAAGAAATACGCTGCAACATTCTATTTCGGTGCTACCGAGGACGTGGCTAACATCTTGGCAGGGGTCGATAAGAAAGACCGCAGCGACTTCATCAACCAGTGTATTCTCAAAGCGATGGGCAGGGGTTAATCTCCTGCCTTTTTCGTTTCCGCTCCCTTGGAGTTATTTTGTGCGAATTTTGCGTGTGTGCCGCTCTTTCCGCAAACTGGTGTAGTTTATCAACCTTGAAGAGAAAAGCCGACACATCACAACTATTCGCCATGCTTCTTAAACTCGTCTATCTTGACCGCTTTCTCGCCAGTCAGCTTTTCCCAGCGTGCAATGATAACATCGCAATAATGTGGGTCGAGCTCCATCAAGAACGCATTGCGGTTTAACTGCTCGGCTGCGATAAGCGTTGTACCACTACCACCGAACCCGTCATATACATTCCAATCTTCCTTTGTGCTATTGCCCATCAAATAAGCAAAAAGCGGAACTGGCTTCATCGTAGGGTGTTCCCTTGATACTTTAGGTCGAGCCATATCAATAACCGTTGTCTGCGCTCTGTCGTTGAACCAATTGTGCGCACCTCCATTTTTCCACCCATAAAGACACGGCTCATGCTTCCACTGGTAGTCCTGCCGCCCTAGACAAAGCGAATCCTTGTTCCATATCAATGTCTCACGTAGCTCCAAATCTTTCGTGCTCATTAGAGCCTCTCTGAACCACATCGAATAATTGTCGCTGTGGAAAATATAGAAAGCAGCACCCTTCTCCATGGTTTCTTCTGCTGCCAAAAATGCAGCCGACAGAAAATCCCGGAACTTGTCATTGTCCATTTTGTCGTTCTTTACCGTCAACCCATCCGTTCTATGCTTTCTCTTGCTCATCATAGCAGAACCTTCGTAGCCATAGCCAACATTATACGGTGGGTCTGTAAGATACAGATTAACCACTTGCCCACCCATAAGGAACTTGACCTGCTCTGCATCCGTGGAGTCACCACACATAAGGCGATGCTTTCCGAGTTGCCACAGTTCGCATTCCTTGCACCGCTGTGGTATTTTCTCTGTATCCTCATCGAACTCATCGTCCTTTGCCTCCTTCTGATCCTCGTCTGCCTGCTCTCCATTTTTCAATGAATCAGGACTCATCCACCCTTGCAGCTGCCAGTCTTGAATACCCCAGTCCTTCAAGAGGTCGGTATTCCACTGATTCGCCAGTGCATCGGTGTCCCAGTCTCCGAATCCTGCGTTATCTTTGATGATGAATTCTTTCTTCTGCGCCTCCGTCAGGTCTGATGCCTTGACGATGGTTGCAGTTGGCTGCTCCTGCCACTGGCTCCAGTAGTTGGCGATTGCCAGCTTCTCTGCATCGGTCAGCCGCTGGTCTGTGTCGAGAACGTCCATGATGGCTTCGGGTGTCATGCTCACGATGTGGCAGAGTGCCCTCGTTCTCATATTGCCACCCAGTGCCTTGTAGGTTTCGTCTACGACTATAGGGCGAAGCTGGAGCATCTTAGGAAATACAAGAATGCTCTTTACCAGCTTTTGGAAATTCGCCTCTGTTATGGTTCTAGGGTTCGCTTCGTTCTCGCTGACCCTCGATAGTGCGATTTCTTCTGTTTTCATTTTCTTCTTGTTTTAAGTTCGAAATTCGTGCTTACCTGATAAACACTGGCGCAAAGATACGACTTTTTTGCTTTAGTTGTTTGTTCTTTGCACACTTTTAACTTTTTCCAACACTTCGTTTTATCTTAGTAACTACTCATGCCCATAGGGGTGCTGAGTAGTTACTTATCTTATCCATCAAAGGCTCTGATGGTCTTCTGCAGGGTTGTCTGCGGTTTCTTCGGCTTCACTCTGACCGGGTATCCTGCACAGACCCATGCGAGGAGAAGTGCGTCTCTCTGGTCTTGGTTCATTCTCGGCATTTTCTCTCCTGCGCTTACAAAATAAGCAATTTCGTCCTGCGTGATTTTTCCGTCTTTACCCTTCCAGCACTTCTTTAGCGGCTTGATGATTTCGCAGGGGATATTGTAGTGTTTGCAGCACTCGACAATCAAGATTCCGGTCTGATGGTTCATTCCGGTAGAGCGTCCGATTGCTGCTGCCTTGACTGCTGTCATGAACCGATTAAGCACATGCCAATTACTCTTATTAAGCCAACCGCCTTCAATAACGACCTTAATCTTCTTGCAACTCTCGTTCATTGCTCTGAGGTAATCTATCAAAGCTGGGAAGTTCATTTTATAGGCGAGAAACTTCTTGTCGTCAAAGACTGCTCCAACTCCGCTTTCCTGATTGTCGGGGTCGATTCCAATTATAACTGTTCCTTTTTCCATTTTTTCTTTAAAGTAATTATTTTGTTTAAATTTCACGCATAAGCGTTTATTTTGTTTTGCTGGTGTAGTTTATTATCCAACACCCTTTACGTGCGCATATACGTGCACACATGCGTTATTATCCCTATCTTTCCCCTACCCCTTTCTTTCCCTTCTTTTGGGTTGCGATAGAGAAAGCTGGCAGGGATTCCGGAAGTTGTGCCTGCGCTTGCAAAATAAATGAATAACAAAATGAATATGTTGCAGGGTTCTTCCTTCTTCCACCGCCAGCCGAATGAATAAAAGCATAATTTTCTAACGATTTCTTTTTCTTACTTCTTCATGTACCACCTCGCTTTCTTTGTTTGTTGTCAGACTTCGGGAGATGCGTTTCCGGCTCTCATATCGTAATTTCAAGATGTTATAAGTTTATTTGTTTTGATATTAGAGCCTATCTCCTTCTGTCCTCGCTGGTTAATAACTCTATTATTGAACTCACGACCGATTATTCTTTTTGTTCTCTAGCAGCCATGCCAGATGCGCTGCCTGCTGCGGATTCTTGAACATGGATAGAGCCTTCTCTACGTCCGGCTTCTTCCTTTCACGCATCGCTCTGTCGGCTACCCGGTTCTTTGTACCGTAGTTCCGGTAGTGCTTACTCCAGTACTCCTTCTGATACGCCCGGTATTTTTCCCGGTTTCTCTTTCGCCACTCCTTCGTGGCTCTGAGGATCTGTTCCCGGTGTTCCTGGTAGTACGTTCTGTTCTTCTCCCTTGTTGCGAAATCGCTCATTGCATTCAAGTATTACCTGATGTTCTACATATTGCTTGCGTGCCGGGCAATATATGCCATTTATGCAGTTTCGCCCGGCATCGCAAGCCTTGCATAATTCACTCGCCATACGTCCTAGAATGGCAGGTTATCGATGTTGCGGTCAGTGAATATGATGTTCTCATTTCCCTCGTATGGGATACAGCAGGCGAATTCCGCTGGCTTTCCGCTGCGTAAAGACAAGACTTTATATCTGTAATTCGCTCCCTCTCCACGGTCACGAACAAATAACGCTGGAAGCCATTCGTATTCTTTTCCATCCCTTACCAGCACCTTGTCGAAGGTCTTGAAGGCTGGCTGCTCCTTCGCTTCCTTCTCTTTCTTCCAGATGGCATAATGCTTGTTGAACAGTTCTACTTCGAGCTCTGTCGCTTCTCGAAGTTCCTTGTTAACGCTGATACGCAGGTCGAAGGCTTGGTCGGTCACGAACTTCTCGTTCTCGATTTCGTACTGGTTGCCGAATGTCAGAGTATCTTCGCTTTCGTTCTTGGCAATGAGCTCTCCGATGATTGTCAACTCTCCGTCCTCGTCTTCCTCTCTGAAAACGTAGAGTTTGCCGATTTCAAACGCTGGCTTCAAGTTCACAATCATTTTCTTGTCAGCATCCCAAGCCTTGCCTTTCTTTGCTATAGCTGAGAAGAACTGTTTTTTCTCTTCTTCTGTGGCAAGGCGAATTTCCATGATATTCTCTTTGAATATTTTATATTCACCACTAATATCTAATTCATGTGTTGTAGTGTCTAGTGAAGCGTGGTCGTATAAGTCACCATTATTTTTAGAGTAATTAAAGATTTCGATAAAAGCACTGCCCTTACATTTCACAAACAAAACATCCCCATCCTTGAACTCAGGCTGAGCCTTCTCAATCTCCAGAGTTTTACGGTTCAACTTGCCACCGAGCCGCTCTTCAACGAATCGGATATATCCAGTTGGGTCATATTTCTTGACCCAATCGGCTGTTCGGAAATTCGCAGAAAGGTTTGGGTTAAGTACTTCTTTCTCCTTGACGAATCTTCCGAAAAAGCGTGTCTTCGTCTCATCCTCGTATTTCTCGAATGTGCAGGTTCCTTGTAATTTCTTGTCGCCTACATACTCCAGCACGTCTCCCTTCTTGAAGAACTTGCTCCAGTCTCTCATTTGTTTCGAAGGGAAGAGCAGAATTTCTCCTTCTTTATAGATTTTTCCGTTCTTGTCGAAAAAGTGTTCTCTTCCAGCTCCGTCCTCAGTCCAGATTGCTTTCGCACTGTCCTTGTCGTTTGCCATTCCACTGTGCCACACCGTTCCGCATTTAGGTGTGTACAACTCTGTACCGTACTCTTCGTCTTTGAGTATCTCATAAATATCAATTTCGTCTTGTTTCATAATCTGAATGTTTTTATTGTTTACAACTTCACGTGTCCGAGTTTAAAATAAAGTTCCAACAGTTCCTGAGTATCGAGCCAGAAGTCGGTGTTACCAACGAATACGTGATGATGATGATTGTCATTGATGATTTCTATCTTTTTCATTTATCTGCGTTTAAAATTGTTCGTGTCCGCATTGTAATCCTTCAGGATACATTCAAGTGCCTTTACCTCATCATCTGCCAGCCAGATGTCTCTGTTGTCAACTGACAGATGATGAAGACCACACTCACGGACCAGTTTTATATCAACTCTGTACATAGCTAATACGGTTTATGATAACTATTTAAAAAGTTCTTGTTGCGGATGAATGATGTCTGCTCGCTTCTTCTTAGCCGCCCAGAGAAGGAGGTTGGTGTTCTTGGTTCCAGCATTCTTCTCGAGGTCTCTGATGATGCAGGTCAAAGCATCGTGCTCCGCTTCCTTCTCATTACCGTAGAAGATGCTGAGAGTGTCGTATCTGCTCGGGTAGGCTACCGGGCTGTCGTACCCATGCTTTCCCTTCTGAATGCTGTAGCCCCATATCCAGCCGAACTGTGTATTGGCGGTCATTACCTTCCATCCCCAGTTGTCTGCACCCTCTACGGCATACTCGATTACGTGCGGATTGATGCACTCATCTTTGATATTGAACTTGAAGCCTTCATGCTCTGCAACCGGCTTCTTGATGTCGTAGCCGTTATCGGTCAGCCATTTGCACCAATCGTTCGATGTCTTGAATACGAGCCCTGCGGCTCTGCATTCGTGGAAAAACAACTCATTCATGGTCTTTAATCTTTACGAAGTGTACGTCCTTGTGGTCTTCTCTTTCACTATCCAGACAAGCAAGATTCCTGCACATAATGCCTTTTCTCTTACCGTTCAAGATGCACTCGTAGCAGTTATATTCAGATAGACCTATATCCTCAACCACCTTGCAATTTACACCTTCAATGCTAATTGTCGCCCCTACTGGGTAATCTGTATTAAAGCATTCGTTGCTTACAATACATACTTCTTTTGCCATAATTCTTTTGTTTTAAGTGTTTAAAATATGTTTGCCTTATAATTTACCGCCCGAAGCGTGAAAACGGCTCAGAGCGGCTGATTTTGCCCTCATTCGTTATTTTTCGGGCTTCCAGTCAATGCCCAGCCGCTGCAGAACTCCACGTTCGTAGTATCTTGTCAGCGAATCCTTGACAGGCTTGTTGTTCGGGTTCTTCTTCAAGTCTGCAAGGTTCTGCTGGATTACCCACCGGAACTTGCTGTCTTGGCTCTGCTGGCTCGCTGGCTGCTGGTGCTTGGCTTGCTCGTAGAGTTCCCCGATGCTCGGTCTTGCCGTTGGATCCTGCGCCCTGGCTGCTGCCGATTGCGGCTGCTGGCTCGCTGGCTTGGT